TAAATCTACATCGTTGTCTGTGACAGGTTTAATAACGCCATCAGCAAAAGTAACTTGAGCAGTACCTCCTGCAGTAAATGACATTTCATCTGTGCCTGAGAAGTATAGACCTTGATTTGTATCACCTGTATTTGTAATTACTGGAGCACTTGCAGTGCCGTCAGGTAAAGAAAGTACACCTGCAGATAAAGAAGCACCTACATGTATTTCAAGAGTATCTACGTATGCAGTGCCATCTATATGTATATCTTTAAATTGTAAAGAACTTGTACCAAGATCAATGTCATTACTAGTTACTGGAACTATTGCACCGTCTTGTATACGTAGTTGTTCTACAGCAGAAGAAGATACTTGAACAAAGAATCCGTGTCTGTTATTAGATGTGTCAACTACTACTTTATTTAAAGCATCAACATCTGCTAAAATACCTACATATGAACCTTCAGTAGAAGAACCGTCATGGTTGTGACCTCCACTAAACGCAAATGCCGCTAATACTGCATCAAACTCACTGTTGAGTGGGGCTGCTGTAATTGTTTCCCCATCTGCAATACTACTAGAACTCTGTCTCGCATAACCTGCCATTATCTTAACCCTGCCTCCTGATACTGAATTGCAAAACCAAATATACTATAAGGATTTGCACTGCTTACTGTTACAAAACGTAACAACATAGAATTTCCTGAACCTTGTATTCCTTGTTTAATAACTGCTTTAGTTGCACCACCATATACAAAACCTGCTGTGTCATACTCTGTTGCGGTGTCTCTATATTCTGCTTTAGCTCCTTCAGATGCTATAGTGTAGTCTGTTGGACTAAATACATCTGCATCATCCCAGTCATAATCTGCAGTAACTAAAAAATTATTATCCCCTTCAGGTCTAGTAAATATACTTACTTTACTAAACAGTTTTCTTAATTGAGGATTACCAAAATCTAAAAAAGGTGTTTTGTAAGAAGCAAATACATTAGTTCCTCCAAATGTTCCACCTTTTTCTTGTCTATACACTTTGCCATCATAGTCTCCGTGTAAAACAAATTCATCATCCCCTATAAAACCACTAGTTGCACAAGAAGCTCTAAAACCTCTTATGTCTCCAAATTCCCACCCTGACCTTTGGTCTGATGTTCTTAATGATCCTATAAATCCTGCTGTGCTTGTTGCACTTAAATTTGATTTGCCAAACATATATCTAAACTGTGATTTTTCTTTTATTACTACGCTAGTTAATTGGTCGTATGTAAAATCAATATCTATTAATTGTAAAGCATTTTGTATTGGTTTGGATATTGTAGCTAACTCAACGTCACCTATTTTTTCTGTAGATTGTAATGTTCTTATACCATCAGGTCCTAAAAACAATACGTCTCCACCAATTTCTATTATGCTATCGCTTGCTAGACACCCTACACTACTTGATACTTCTGCTAAACTAAAATTAGCTGTTGAACTACCTGTTAATTTTTTTATGTCAGTTTTACCAAAGATATAAAGAGCATCTCTAAATCTCTTTACTCCCATAATGTCAAAACCTACATTAATAACTCCTGCTCCACTAGCAGCCGTAAAATCATTGTCACTATTAGGTGCAGTAAATACTAATAATTGAGTAGCTTGACTCATTCCTGCAAAAAACAAATGACTTCTATAGGTTTCTGCAAATTTAGCATTATCTACATCAGACGATCCGTTTAGTTTTGTCCATGTAGTACTTACTAATCTCATAGGAAAATTAATACCGTCTGTTAGTATTAATGTTTTATTTCCTGTAAAGGAATGGTTTAACGTTCTTACTTTTCCTATACTAGTAGCAACCTGCCCTGCTGTCAAGCTAGTTGATGCCCAACCTGACCCAGAAACATATTTTAATACATCGTAATCATTTCCTGATGCTTTCTGTCTAGCTGCATATATAGATTCATCGTATATTGCTAGTCCTAATATTTTTCCTGTTCCTGCAGGAGTATGGTACGTAGAGTCTAAAGATTCATATCCACTTACTCTTCTGTAACCACCAAATTGACCTACTTCAAAATTAACTAGTGCTGTAGCAGCTCCTGGTAAATTGTCACTAAGAGCTAAATAGTTTTCGTTAGTGTACAAACCTCCGCCAGATAATATTTTTGCTACCTGTAACCTATCAGTCATTGATTATGTCACTAACTCTAGTATCACGCATTCTAATATATCTATTTATTAAGGTAGAACGCATGTAATCTATTCCTTCTTCAAAAGCTCTAGCAGACCTATCTGCTTGCTCTATGTTATCTCTCATCATGTACAAATGATACAACGCACCATCTATTAAAGTATTTTTATACTGAGAAGGTACTTCAGGAACAGAGTCTGATGTTTCTAGTTCCGTAGGTGATTTGTAATATGTGTACTTTAATGCATACGCTTTATCAGGAGTAGGGCTAACTCCTAATTTGTAATCAGGGGTTAAATAAACATATATAGGAGTATCATAATCTCCTGAATTTCTTTGTTCATCTCTTGCTTTATGCTTATCTATGTATTCGTCATAAGTTAAAGGTATTAACCTTCTTTCTTCTACGTTAAGTGTGTCATTTCTATCTATAAGTACAGTATCTATATCAACGCTCATAAAGCCTGTAGTTACTGCGTATTCGTTTGTCCCTGCTGTAAGAGTCTGACTAGTAGAACCGTATGCAAAGCTCCACTCTCTATCTCTTGTAAATATATCTCTTTGTGAACTGTTTATAGCGTCTTTCACTAACGCTTGTACACCTTTAGCTGCACTAAAATTTGAAGCAGTCATTTCTACTTCATTAATACGTCTTAATGTTTCGTTTGTTACTGTAAAAAATGTATATGCCATATATTAAATGTAGGAGAGGCAAGAAATACTCACCCCTCCTAATCCTAAACTAAATCTATACTAAGTCTCTAGCTGCGACAGTTCTACCTGCTTGTTGGGTAGAAATATCGGCTATGACTGCATAAACTCTAAGCACACCACTAACCATAGCAGTGTCTGTTGCCGCAATTTTTACGTCAATAGTATCTGCTGCAGTAAGTAGAGCAGTAAATGTATTAGCTGCTGCTGTGTTTATTATATTGCCTTGTCCGTTAGAGCCTATAGCAGGATAGCCTAACGTAGCCAAATCGGCTGCGTCAAGAATATCGTCTCCTGCTGCAAAATCTATGTCTGCTGTAGGTGTACCACCAGTAAAAGCGGTAGTTACTTCTGCACCTGCAGTAAGAACAATAGTTTCTGCAGGGACTTCAAGTACTTGAAAAATGTCGCCACTAGCTACATTGGCAAATAAGCCATCTGCTACTAGTTTAGCTACATCTAATTCTTTTTCAATTACATAAATTCCCCTTCGGTTACTTGGAAAGTCTGTTGTTGAGCTCGCACTAACGCCTGTAGTGGAACTAGCTGTTAAATCAAAAGTCGCCATGTTTTATCTCCCTTACGCTGCGTTATAAACGGCAGTTACAATGCCTTCAGGTCTAAGTATTTTCCTTCCGTACATCTGCATTCCTCTGACGATGTCAGCGAATGAATCAGGGTCACGGTAAGATTCTACTTTATTGATCTGAGACGCAGTAGCTACTGCTGAACTATGTCCTGCAACAATAATACCATAGTTAGTAAGCTGATTGCTTGAACCAGAAGTTCCTGGACCAGTGCCAACTGAAGGTAGATTTGCTGAGACATATACGTCAAAACCATAAATGCTTCCGACTGAAAGACCACTTGTGAGTCCACCTTTTTTTGCGGTGTCATCATTTAATAGTCTAGAGTCTTCGTCTGATAATAGTTCAACGAATACTGGGTCGACAACTAAGAACCTGCCTGCTGAATCTACTTGTTGTTGATTCAATAGTCTAGCCATTCTAGAGATTACCTGAAGAGGTGACGCAGTACCTGTAGGTAGTGCAGTCGCTCCTGGCATTCTTGGTACTAGAGGGATAGAATGTGTTCCTGCAGAACTAGTAGTGATATTACCGAATGAACCCTTAATGAGTTGCATTGAAGATAATAATTCATCACTGCCTGCTGTGTCGACAGCTTTAGTTCCTGATACTACGTCATTTGCAGTATCCGCAACTGTATTTAAAGCTGATTGTTTGTAACCAGATAGATAGCCAAGAACTTCTTGATCGTACTGATCACGAAGTCTATAACCTGCTCTGTCTGATGCCATACTTTCAAAATTTACATGAGAGTGAGCTTCCTCAATATCATCCATTTTAAAAGCGAAGTAGTTTGCCTGATCTACAATTAAGCTAAAATCCTCATCGTCTAAGTCTTGTGGTGTGACTGTAGTACCACGAGAGTAAGCTTTAACTGTTATTTCGGGCTCTTTAATGATACGCACTGTATCACCAAAGTTTGCAATTTCTCCAAAGTAGTCATTATTAGTAATTGATTCAGCAACTGAACTCTTACGAAAAGCTTGTTGAACCTTTTGACTATAAATAACTGGAGAGAAATTACCATTAGGTAGGTTTGAATAACCTGACGCTACTTTAAAAGCCATCTGTTTCTCCTTTTAATTGTTAGAGGCTAACAAACGATAATTCCACTTGATAAGAGCCGATGCTGAAAATGGGTAGCTATAAATAGGACCATAACATCAGGTAGCCTGAGTAGGATTTCATTTGAATGTGGTAGAGTAGAGAATAAAAATATTCTGGTCTACACGAATGTGTATTTGTCTATACATACACAAAAATATTAATTTGTCAAGCAGTTAAGGTATTAAGCTCTAGCTGCTCCACTTACATCGTATATAAATTTACCTGAACGAATTGCTTTACTAATAGTATCTTCGTTAGCTGAGTATTCTTGAGAAGTCATTTTTGCTACTTCTGATTCTAATATGCTATCTGAACTAGATGCACCATTATCAGGAGAAGAAGAACTTCTAAGGTTTACTGCTCTTGCAGCATCTTTTTTAGATGGTTTCTTTTTGGTTGTTTTTAATCCCATATCAGCTTTGTACAAATCTATTGCACGAGAAGCGGCACGAGGATCGTCTTCGTTTTCATAAAGAGCTTTTTGAATGTAATCAGGCTGTTCTTCTGCCCATTCATGGAACTGGGGATTATCTCTAATTTCTGTAAAATCAGGATGTATTTGTAAAAGTTCCATTTCAGCACGTTCTCTTGTAGTCATTCTTTCTCTTTCTGATAACGAGTTTAATCTTTCTTCAATGTCTTTGTTTTGTTCTACTGCTTTTTTCATTGCAATAGTTTCTACAATTTTAGCAACATCAGGATACTCAGAAGCCCATGCATCAATTTCTTCATCTGATTTAGGTAGTTTCATTTCTTTTTTAGTAGCTGACGTTAATTGTTTTTTTAAGTCTGATAATTCTTTATCTTTAGCTTCTGTAGTTTTTTGCATGTGTCTACGCAAATCACCATAACGTTTTTTAAATGATTCGTCTTCAGGTCCACTAGAAGGTTGTTCTAATCCTTCTGAGTCTTCAGATTGACTATTTCTTAATTTTATCTCTTCTTCAGCAGCCAGATCTTGCATAGTAGGCTCTGCTCTTTGGTATCTTATAGGCTTTTGCATTATAGTATCGCCTGTGTCTTCATCTCTTTTTATTACTGTTTCTTCGTTTGACATTTACGTCTCCTTGTTGGGGCTACTTAGTTGCCTATTGCTAGGGGTCAGTAGGTAGCCATAAACTAAGCATTGCTGCTTAGGGCTAAGTAGTTAGTCTACTTAAATAGTCATATCTGTTCCGTTTAATAACATTAAATTATTTACTACAGGAAGTAGATTACCATAACCTTCCTTAATATAGTAATTTTTAGCATCGGGATAAATATCTGCATAATAATTTATTTTTTTTATATTGTCATTAATTTGTTTTAGGCTTAATGTTTTCATATTAGAAATTTGAGGATCTAATATTTCTTTATCAAAATCACGACCAGGATATGCCTTATCTCTATTAAATAAAGGATTTATACTACTAAATTTAGTTGGGTCGTCAGATGTTAAAATACTTTCTTTATAGTTTTGATTATAGTCTAAACTTTTGTTGTACGTATCAGGGTCAAGAGCTTCTAAAACACTTAAAAATTCAGAAGCTTTGTTTAAGTTAGCAAGTTTCTCATCTACTGATAAAGTAGAATCTGCAGGATTAAAACTAGATACTACCTTTAATACTGCTCCTTCTTTTGACATAGAAGAATCACGATTTTCTATAGAATCAAACTCATCTTGATAAAATAATTTTTTTGTATTTTCTGCTTCTGCTATGTCTAGAGCTGCATCTGCATCTTGTTTGTTAGATATTCTAGATTGAGTATTTAATTTTTCTTCTTCTGAAAGATCATCAAATATAAGACTTTGTAAATCTTTGTCTTTTATTATAGCTTTTACATTAGCTGTATCAAATTTCATTATATCCATAAAATCATCATTTCCTGTAAGTATTGATAATCTTTCTCTCATGTCAACAACATTAGATGAAGGAGCTGTAACTATAGTAGTATCAGCCTCTGGGTATTTTTCCATTCCTTCTTCTGGTCTGCTTCTTGAATAGTCTCCAAATACTACAGTCGTAGCCACATCTTTAGAATCTTTTATTGATTTTTTTGATTCTTCTTCTGAAGGAGGGGCTTGCTTTTCTGTTTTTCCTGTTTTTCCTGCTGCATATTCATATGTTTTATCATGTTTTTCTGCTGCAACAAGAGAGTCAGCAAATGTATTAGTTAAAGTATCTGTAGGTCTTCCAGAGCTAATGCCTGCTCTGTAATCAAATGTTCCGCCAAAGTCTCCGTTAAATCCTGTGTCTCTAGTACCTGTAACTGTAACATTTTCAAGACCTCCTCCCCCACTTAGTTTAGGAGTAGAATTAAATACTTGTTTTGTTTGTTCTTGAACATTAAGAGGCGCAGCAGGCTCACGATTTGTAGGTGCACCGTACAAACTTCCATTAGCTCCGCCCCAAGGTTCTGTAGTTATACCGCCTTGGTTACGACCAGGTATAGTTATTGCTTTATTTACTCCAGAAACATTATTTATGTACGTATTTAATAATTTATTATTTGCGTATGTAGAAGGGTCGGCTATATAAGGTTTTGCTCCACCGTATCCTTGATTATACATAGTAGCAGATTCTATTATAGTAGGTTTTCTTTTATTGTTTCTTTCAAATCTTTTATTTAAATATTCTAAATAATTTAAACTTGCATTTACTTGCCCTAATTCATCTAATTTATCATAATCTTTTGCAGCCTCTGCCATGTACACATCATGTTCAGGAGTATCTTTTTCAGGGACAGGTTTATATTTTTTTTGATATACTTGAGAATCTACAAATGCACCTAGTTGTATTTGTAAAGGTCCTTTGGCTGCTTCGTGAAAAAACTGACCTCCACTGGATTCTGCATATAAGATAGAATATACATCGGGGTAAGAAACATTTTTATTATCTTTTGTAAAATTTTCTATAGCAGATATAGACTCTGGCTTTAATTTATTTTCAACTTTATAGCTTCCTTTAAGTGAGGTATTGTTAAAATTTACATATTCATTAAATTTAGTATTGTCTCGTAATTCTGTATCAATAGGTATTTTGGTTTCTATAGCGTCATAATTAGGTTCGTTTTCTTTTACAGTGTTTTCTGTAGTCATGCCATTAGCGGCTTGTGGTATCACTGTTCCCCCTTCACGTAAAGACGCAGTAAATCGTTCACTGTCTTTGTTACGCAAAGAGTTTTGAAAAGCTACATTTTTCATTAAATAGGAGCACCTTCAGGCATAGTAGGACCTAATAAACCTTCAGGAGCTTCTTCTTGTGGGCTCACTAATTGACCTTCTTGATCCATTACATTTAAACCATCAAGAGCATTCTTTCTCATTTTTTCATACTGAGCTAGACCGTGATACCTAACTACATTAGCAGGTACTACAAGTTCTCCTTCAGATAATAAAACGAGTTGATCATCTGCTACTTCTTCTGCAGTTGCACCAGGAGGTGCTACAGTTATCCCTAAGCTTTCTGCTTCTTGTGCCATATCAGGGGATACAGATCCTGCCCTTTCTTCTGATGGAGGTGGGGGTGGCATACCGCCCATAGGTGACATTGCTATGTTTCCTTCTGCAGCCTTTCTTATATATGCTCCACCTGATCTTAATTCATTTGCGTTTACCATGTACTTTCCTTTGTTTGCCATTACAGTTCTTCCTGCCATCCCTTTTTTATTTTGGTCCTTAGCTAATTTATCTAATTCTATAAAAGCGTTATACGAAGCTAGACTTTTAGCATCAGGATTTATTTTTGGACTAACCTTAGTATTCATTTTTGCTTTATTAACTAAAGGATTGACTCTAGGTCCTCCTTTATTTTCATCACCTACGGGTGTTATTATATTTTTATTTTCTGCCATATTATTTCTCCTTTGCTGACTGAATAGCTTCTTCTCTTATTGTTAAAAATCGTTGAAGCTCTTGAATTGATCCCTGTAGTATATGTATCTTACAATGATCTACCTCTCTATAAAGATTCTTTGTTTGAGAATCTATCCTGTTTTTAACATATTGAGAGAGGGCTTCAAGATGCTTAGGATCGTTTAAACACGGTAATAATTTTCTAGCTGTTTCTTTTATCATTGTATTCCTTCATTGCTTCCAACAGGAGGTGCGGAAAATCCTTCCATACCAGGCTCAGGTGCTCCACCTGGTCCTATGTTACCATTACCTGTTTGAGCAGGATTAGTAGAAGCAGGTATACCGCCTCCTTCTGGTGCTGTTGGTTGAGGTGCTTGTTCAGCAGGTCCTGCAGGCATCATTCCTGCAGCTTTCATAACTTCTGCTTGTCTCACAGCCTCTCTTTCATCGTTTACAAATTTCTCAGCATCAAGATCAAATGCATGAGCAATCTCTCTTAATATTACAGGAAACTTTATAAAAGGTGCTAATGTAGGAGAACTGCCTATCTGCATAAGTTGTATAAGTCTTTGACTTCTTACTTCATTACGCATAAGACTTTCTGTACCTCTAGCCTTTACTTCTATATCGCCTTTTATTTCTGGATCATAATCAAACTGTTGATTAAAAGCGTAAAAGGCTTCTCCTAATGGCTGTAGTAAATAGTCATCAATATTTTTAATAACTGTTTTAATAGATAACTGAGCAGCACCCATTAGCATAGATATGCCTGATGCTGTTCTACCTACTCCAGTAACTCCTGTCTGACCATGTGAGAAAGAAGGTATTCCTGTAGCTTCATCTGCAAGTACCCTAGCCTTATCAAACATCTGCATGTTTTGATTTGACACATTAGGATAACTAGTAGCAAATAAAGACTGACCAGGTGCTCCACCTTGCCTTCTAAAAATTTTACCAGGATAGAGCTCTAAGTCCTGCCCTGGTACGAGATTAGTTTCGTCAATCTCAAATATAAGATTTCCTGCTAACACAGCGTTGTCTACCGCCATACGCATAAAACCATTCATTAGTTGCTGAGTGTCTGCCATATTTTCTGCTAGACCTACTCCATAAAAACTATATGGATTTAACTCAAAAGGAGCAGCAAAATAAGGAATCCTATTAGGAACGAAAGGGTTAATCGCCAATCTAAGGATTTTA